CACCAACAACCAATTTTATATTTACAATGCCGGATGGAAAAAAGTCGCACTGACTTAGTGCGGGATGACCCGACCTAACGTAATGTTGGACTGTGCGCGGATGTCTTTATTCGCCCACGTCCAACATTCGCCTGTGGCATCCTGAAAGCATACCCAAAGAAGGTTATGCTCAATGCCGTAGTCAATCAGCGTATGCGCCATTGCATTCCCTTTAGGCGTAATCACGGGAATGGGCGGATTTAGCTGCAGCATATCTTACGGGCGCGGCGTGCCGTTGGCGTGCCATTCCTTGACCTTGCCAATATACCGGCAATTAAGAATGATATTTCCAACACTATCAAACTTTGTAAAAATCACTTTATCCCGGTAAAACTCTTCGACAATCAAAAAGTCATTGTCAAGCAGAATCTCCAAAAAGGCTTCTAAAGAAGAGCAATCGTATTCGGCATATACTTGATGCACCAAAGTCCCGGCACGAGCAGGCATATTCATGGTAATTAGTAGTCGCATTTTAATCCCCAAAGTAAAAGCAAAGGGGGGTTGTTACACCCCCCTCTCTTATACTACCCAAAATCGTCTTCGTCTACCGCTGCTTTTGCCGGTGCCGGCGCTACGGGCGGTGCGGCTCGGGTCGATCCCGTTGACGGTGGCGACGACGCAGCAACCGGAGCCGCCACAGGTGCCGCAACGGCAACCTGGGGCAAGTCTTCGGGGCGCGCAACCCAACCTACGATCTGGAATGTTGGCGCGTAGTTTGTCGCCTTCATCGTAGCGCCGCTGGGCTGCTTGATGTTGCTGGTGATCTGCACCGGCTCACCAAGAACCACCACAGGCAACTTACCGACGTTATCGACAATGCCGGTATCGTAGTCGTCCACCAACTTACCGAAAGCCTCCACGACTGATTGCGCAGCCGATGAAAACTCCCGAACATCGCCGCCGCAATCCTTGTTCAACCGCAAACGAACGCGGATGCCTTTCTTAAACTTGCCGTCCGGCTTCGCAGGTTCCGGTTGGGAGTTGTGAGCGAGGGCAAAGCGAGGCGCAACGCCAGCTTCGCTAAACTCGATAAAGCCATGCTCGAAGTTATCGATGTCAAACACCGCCTTGAAGGCGCGTGTGATGTTGACGTTGTCGGCGCTTCCGTCGATGTTTTTGTCGGCGCGGAAAACGTGCCCGCCGCGCGCATCGTATTTGATGAACGGGAGGAAAGTGTTTTGTGGTGCAGAATTAAAAAAAGCGCGAGCCATTTTAGTTACCTTTGACAGTTTACCATTACGCCGACATTGAGGCTGCCGGCATGCCTTCTTAGACCCCCCAAACCTTGAACACTTCTTGCCTAACGACAGGGTCGCTAAAGTAGAAGCTGTCAACGTCTGGAAAGACGAGCGACGCCAATTCCATTGGATCGTCGCTGCGTTCGAGAAACCGTTGGATGGTCAATGCCGTTTGATGCAGCGAACGCAGATGCCCCTGGACATCCTCTAGCAAATACGTCGCTGCCTTCTTAGGCGTTACATACGTCATCCTCGGGCTGATATTGTTGCCGCGCGCTGCAGCGTATAGCGACACCTGACGCGCGTGATTAGTCTTAATCGAAGACGATAGTGTGTGAGCCGTTTTGAGGTCGGTTAAGACCCCATGTTGCCCCCATTCAAAGTCAAAATACCCAATAAAGGGCACTGGCAACCCTTCAAATTGGTATTCGATCTTGCCTTGCGCATCGGTAGGCTTACCGTAAGGCAGAAGCTCTTTTAAGCCCTGCTTTACCATGCCTGGGATGCCCGCACGCTCCTTTTCGACCTTATGCTCAGGCAGAAACCTGCACAGCGTGGCGAACTGTTCCAGGGCCTTAGAAACGCATGCGTCTAAACTCCCGCCTTCAATCAACCCGTATGCAATGCCGGTTTCAGTTGATGTCCCGCGATGGGCTGCTGCACCCACCGGCTGACGGCGCTTCAAAACCTTTTCCAGCACAAACATTGCCGGCGAACCCACAAACAAGTTGCAGGTTGACGGCGACAGATGCGGGATACCGTGGCGTTCGAAACCGTTCACTTAGACGCCTGGATTGTATCCAGCACGCTAGGACCGGCAGGCTTGGCAAACTCAACTTCTCCATTCACCGCGCGAGCGATGACATCCATGCACGATTGAATACCGATCTTCCCAACGTTTTTAAAACCCTTCAACGTTGAAATTGGCATGCCAGCGACATCGCCAAGCGTGATGTTGTCGGATTTAAAATGCTTGCGCAATTCGGAAATCAGCGCCGGTTTAATCGGCGTCTTTTTGATCGGGATGGACTGCCAGCCTAGTGTTGTATTTTCTTTCACGATAAACTCCTATAAATTACATAGCTATTCTTAGACCGGATACAAAGCCGGCGCAAGGCCACAAGTCGCTTACTCTACCTGATTCTGTCGGTTTATTTGGATTGATATACCCTGCGCACCCGGCGCACTCTTTTTCGCCGGTGCTCGACGATCGGAGGATGTTGGTGTTCACGGTAGAAACCCTAGGGTCGGATGCCCTACATGACCTGTCCGGCGAAACACGAACCATGCGTAAGCCATTTTTCCTCCTGTGGGTTTGATGTTGCTACCGCCTGGCGGCATCGACTGGCGACCAGAATGCACCCATACGTGGTGCAGCGGAGCTTCTGCGAAGAACTTGCCGCGCTCCTTACCTTCAAGCCACGCTAGGCGCTGCAACACCACCACCTTGCCCGATACCAGTTCCAGGCCGCGCCGCACGAAGTCCACCGCGAGGGAGAATGGCGGGTTGGTGACGATGTTGTGCGTGGCGTTTACAATAGTTACATAATTGTCAAGAAAGTCGTGTATCGCATATTTACCAGAACAACGATCAACGACGTCTGACCCGCATGCCTCACCCCCGCGTGCGATGATTCGAGAAGGGATATTCCCCCTTCCGCACGCGGGATCCCAGGTCATACCTTCAAGCGGCTCGGCGTCGAGGAACCTATCAACGCACTCCGGGGTTTCAGTGTACCACTCGTAATCGACCGGCGCGTAGCCGCTCAATCGCGCCTTCCCTTGCTGTATCACGCCCCCAGCCTCGCCAGAGTATCAAACGCGACGGTAGCAATCTCCCGTTCGCGCGTGTAGGTCTTGGCGTGGTCCGTGGCGTCGCAGGCGCAGATGGCCATACTCATCCGGCAAATCGCGTAGGCGACGGCGCGGATCGTACGATCGCGCCCCAGCGCCACGCGCTCGGTCATGGCACGCTTCCCTCGGCGTCCTGGCGCGCAAGCATCGCGTCAAGCTCCGCCCGGTTGTGTGGGCCGCAGCGCAAAGCCGCTTCGTCCTTACCGCCCTGCATTGCCTCGTCGGCGGTGACATACCCCGCGCCGGTGCCGATCACGTTGTCGTCGGGATATGTGATCTTCCAGCGCCAACGCTCCTCGGTCTGGCCATTGAACGGCACGGTCACGGTGTAAAAATCGGCTGCCAGCACTCCCACTCCCGGTATGTTGGCGATCTTTCGGACGATAGTCATTGCTCTAACTCCTTGATGTGTGGTCTAAGGGGTCTGACGCCCATGGCGTCGATTCCTCCTTGTTTGGTGAAACTTACCCCGCCAATGCAAAGTATCGCAGGGCGGGGTCTTTTTGTTGGGCGCTCATCCAGGATGTTTCTATCGCTTCGAATGACTCGCTTGTATCGCCTGTTTCAGTCCCCCAGGATGGCTCGCTCCACTACTCTGTTTCAATCCTGATCATTGGCTCGCTCGACATGTGGGTTTCAATCGTCGATCATGGCTCGATCATGGTTTCTGTCTCTGTCAGTTCTTCTGGCTCGATCTGAAGCGTTGTTTCTGTCGCGCTGGCTGGCTCGCTCGCCGACATTGATTCGGTCGTGAGTGTTGGCTCGCTCTCCCTATATGTTTCCGTCAATCTCCCTAGCTAAAGTTCGGCGGCGGAATGTAGTGCGCGTGCCCCATGTGAACCATCACGTAGGGCTTGGGTGGGGCCTCGTTGAACGCCAGAACCCAGCCCACATGCTGATAGTGGGACAGGAACAGCTTGACGGCATACCGCTTCGCGCGTGCATGGATGTGTGCAGGCGGCAGTTTGCCTTCCTCGTAGTATTTTCGCGCCTGGGTGTCTGCACCGAACTTCTTGGCGAGTAGCGCGGCGGCGGCAAGCGGGGCGAACTCTCCTGCGTCATTCTTGGCAATCTCGGACGCCTTCCGCGCCGCGTAAATCTTGCCGTAGAAGTCATTTTCGTTGTTGCTGACCTTGACAAAACTCTCACCGATCTTCCAGCACAAAGTTTTGAGCGTGGCGTTCCATGGGCGTTTCTTGCCCTTTTCCCATTTCACATCAGGGTTAAGGCCGGCGAAATTCCAGATATGCCCGGCAGTCGGGGCCTTCTCAATATCAATATGCGCCAGCAGTCCGGCTGCAATCACGGGACCGATCCCGACAATCGAGCGCGCCCATTCACCCAACGGATGCGACGCGCTGTAGGCATCCAACGCGCGCTTGATCTGACCCTCTAGCGTCGTTGATTGATCCGACAGCCACGACAGCACGCTATGCGGCTCGGCGCTCTTCTCCATCGCGCGGACCTGACCATTGGCGCGGATGCGCTCGTCTTGCATGCCGTAGTAAGTATCGACAAGGAAGCGGGCTTCCTGATTGCTAAGCGTAACTGCGGCAGATTTCACGTCACGCGCAAGGCGCTGAATACTTTCAAGCTGTTCCATTGTTGTTCTCTTCTTATGTATGTGTGTTGTATTTTTACAGGGAGTTACCGCCCAAACAAAACCCGTAAACGGGCACGAAAGCTACGCGGGCGGCGATGCAGATATAGCTCGGCCTCCTGGTCCTTGATGACGTAACCGGCATGCTCCAGCGCCGCGCACATCGCAACCAACCCGTCTAGCGGAGAAGCAGCCAACCGACCGTATTCCCCATCACGCACCGCGCCCTTAAGGTGGTGCGCGACGGACAAAATCAAGTCTGATGTCGCGCCTTCCGCGCGTGCATTGTATTTTTGTGCAGCGCTCTTTGAGTAGGCATATGTTTGCGTCATGTTTCCCTCTGCATTATGATTTAAGAAATAAACCATATTCTAAGAATGCGCGCAACCCCTAATCTTCAACAACTTCCAAAATTCTATCTTCGCTTGTCGCCAGCCGCAACCGCACGATACGCGGGATCACCAAGCAATCAGCTTCATCGGTATCACCAGTTAGATAAAACGGCTTCACGTCCGCAGAATTGTCGCCACTCTTCGGATAGAGCGTCATAAATAACTCCCCAAGATGTTCATTGGATTTAGCGTATCCAATAGTATAAAAACCTATCGGCAAAGCACCTTTTGTCGAATGGCAGTATATTTTCCCACTTTTGCTAAATTCATCTGTAGAAACATCAAATATCCAAGACATTATTACCCCTCCACTACTACAAGAACTTTATCTTTAGATGATGCAATTGCTGCCCTTACTATACGAGGCAGAATAATGCAGCCATGACTGGCGGTGTGGTTCATCTGTTGATTGTCGCCATGGATTAAGAACCCCGACCGGCCAAACGTGTCGGTATTTTGATCCGGCTCCAAACGCATGGAAACGGGACCGCATCCCGAATGCGTGAAAGCGTCGCCAATATTGTAGGTGCCAACCGGGATCGGACCCAGGTTCGGCATATTTTCATCGGCATGATTGTTTAATCCGTCGTCAATGCCCGAATAACCCAAGCCCACAATTTCACCATCATGCGACAGAGCGCCAGACAATTGAGTATAAACCCAGGTCATGCGTCAATTCCTTGTGAGTAGTGGAGCGGGAAAGCTTCTATTAGCACGGCGGCGGCAATCGGGTGAAACGGTTTCAACGGCTCCGAACCAGCTTGCGACCGCAGATAGGCCGGAGAGTTTTTGTCAGGCCCCCTCTCTACGATGGGTGGGGCGTTATCGTATAGACCCAATTTCCTGGCGCGAGCCATCACGCTATCGACCGATTTATGCAAATGCCTGCCGATGGATTTCCAGCCCACTATTGGTCGCATACGGATTAAATCAGCATCTTGCTTGGGCGTCCATCGTGTCAGGCGCGCATCATCTTGCGGCCTAAACGGCAAACCGGCGCGCACCCGGTAAGCGCGTAAACTCTTTTCCTTGATGCCGATTTCGGCTTCAATCGCGACCCAGGACGCGCCAGCGTGATAGAGCGTGGCGAATTTAACGACGTTGTCGGGCGTCATACGAGGCCCGCCGTTCATGTGATATGGCATGTTGCGCTCCCTTTATGCTGTATGTTCTGGCCACGTTGACCGCGTTGCAATGTCGCTGCTGACCCACGGCTCTAGCCCCAGGCGGGCGGCGCATTGCGGTGAGCAAAACCCCGACGCGCTATCTTTATGGACTACATACAACATCGTTGGCGTTTCACCACATACGACGCAAGCCAGTTTTGTTATTCCATTCATTTTGTTATGCCTTTCATTTTTTCAAACGTCCGCAACCCGCCCATGCCGAGCATCCCAAACATAAGCTGCCACAGCGTGTCATCCATCGTCGGCAAAATAATGTCGGGGCGGTGCGCAAAAATTAGAACCGTCGAAAGCAACGGACGAGCAAGATACTGGAACGCCAACGCCGACGCGCAAACCCAGCCGATAGCAGGACGCCAGCCGGCGACAAACATAGACGCGCTAGCCGCCTCTGTCGCATTAACCTGCGTCTGCTGACCGTCCCAAGCCTGTAAGGATGCCCTTAATGCATCCTCCGCCGCCTGCTTTTGACCAGGATCGGGAATGAACTTGTTAATGATTTGAAGACCAGCACCAATCGCGTCATCTATACCGAATGCCATATTAAACCCTCCATGGAAATTAACCGTATCATCCGGTATGGGGAATGTCACTAGGCAATTTCATCTCAATCAACATTCCGCACTAAATTATTTTGCAAATTATGTGTTGCATTCCACGGCGGGGCGTGGGACAAGGATGAACGGACACCGAAACACAGAGGATCACATCATGACCAAGCAGATCGAACTCAAAGCAGCCTCCGACGCCTGGGCGCGTGCCAACCTTATCGCTGGCCGCGCTGAGACACGGATGATCGACGCAATCGCGGCACGCAACACCACTGGCGACCGCGCAGAGGCCGCCAACGCCATCGCAGAATATCGCGTCTTGCACGCCGCATACCTTGCGGCGCATGCCGAGTTTTTTTGCGCTTTGCGGGGAGCACGGGGATGAAATACAAAAAACTCCCTGCCGGCCTCGATATGGATCAGATTATTGAAGCCATTGAAGAAGACCGTATGGCGGGATTCTGCCTCGCGTGCGGATGCGAACAAGACAACATCGTCGAACCCGATGCAGTCGAATATAAGTGCGACGACTGCGGCGAGCGGGCGGTTTTTGGTGCCGAAGAAATCCTTATGATGCTGGGAGAATTTTAATGAACGTCAACGACATTCACCGCGCCATGCAGAAGCTCCAGACCGAAGACCTCGTCGATATGGCCGAAAGCGCGGCGCTAAAGGTGCGCGCGGGAAGCCCCGATACCTTGGCATTGTCAATTCAGATTGATATGGCGCTGCTGGTCCTCATGGACCGCCTCCCGGCTGACGTGTTCGCAGGAATCTGCCACGATTGCGACATTGACACCGATACCAGTCAGGCACATCACTAAACTCGCAAAAACAGGGAATTAAGATTATGACCCCCGAAGAAATCCTTAAAACCGCTTCCGACATTGCAGAAGGCAAACGCGACGCAAACGGCGCGGAAAACAGTTTCAGTTTTATCGCTGACCTTTGGACGGTTTACTTGCGCGAGGCTTCCGGCATGGAAGCCACCCTCCTCCCGAGCGATGTCGCTCAAATGATGGTATTGTTGAAAGTCGCGCGCTCTGTTTGCGGCTCGCCTCACCCCGATCACTACGTTGACCAAGCCGGTTACTCCGCATGGGCTGGGTATCTCCGCAATACGGGAGAAACCCAAGCCGACGCCATGCTGACCCAAATGGCAGCGGCGGCGGAAAAACGCGGATCGGCGGCTGCCTGGGGATGCAGCGCAAAAAGCGATTAATAAGTCTCGTTGACATCACACTGCAGCGCGTGCTTGCCTGTAAGGCATCCACCAAATAGGTAAAAAGATGATTATTTTGGGCGTTGACCCTGGGAAGAACGGCGCTCTCGCGCTGTATGACAGCGTAGCCGATTCGTGCTTCGTCTACGATATGCCGTGCGTTGCCGGCGAAGTTAACCCGGCCCTCATCGCTGAAATCATCCGCGCCAACGCAAGACCCGATCACGCCTACGTAGAGCTTGTCCACGCCATGCCTAAAAATGGTGCCGTGAGCATGTTCTCCTTCGGCATGTCATACGGGATGGTTCGCGGCGTTATCGCCACCCTTGGCATTCCCATCAGCCTCGTAACGCCTACAACGTGGAAACGGCACTACAAGCTAACCGCAGAGAAAGAAGAAGCGCGTTGGATGGCAATAAATCTTTGGCCTGGATCGACTAATTTCAGTCGAAAGAAAGACGACGGAAGAGCGGAAGCCGCATTGATTGCTAAATACGGGGCGTCAATACTTAAATAGTCCATTCGAATACTAAACTCCGAATAATGTGAGATTGATATGTTTGATATGGACTTTGCAATCCCAAGCGATTGGGCAGAGATGTATCACGGCTATGGCCTGCAAGTGGTCCCGGCGTTGCATCCCAATTCGGGCGGTCAGTGGAAGCGCCCGGCAATCAAGTGGCGCGAGCATGAAAACGACCTTGTCGATGGCGATACCGTCGTAAGCTGGTTCCCGCGCACCTCAAACGGGCAGATGGGGATCGTCACCGGCAAGTGCTCCGGCGTCTTCGTCCTCGATCTTGACACCCACAAAGGCCCCGAGGCACTGGCGTGGTGGCGCGGATTGCTGGCGCTAGAAAACAACGACCTCGATCTTGAAACCGCTATCGTCACCACTGGCGGAGGCGGTAAGCAGCTATATTTCCGCACGCCTGACTTCTGGACGCCGCCCACCAATAAGACCGCCATTCGCGCTGACGTGCGCGCCCAGGGTGGGTTCGTGATGGCACCCCCGTCGATGCATGAGAGCGGCACCGCATATGTATGGGATGAAGGTTGCGCGCCCTGGGAGGTAGACATCCTTGAAGCGCCGCAGTGGCTTTGCGACGCCATAGACAAGTTGATCGGAGGCACCAGCGAAGAACGCGGCACCCAGGTTGAACGCATCCCAGGCCCCGCCAACAACGCAGGCGGGATCGTGGAAAACTTCTTTGGTAAGGTTCTGGATGGGCGTGAGCAGCTTGCCCCTAAAATGATTTGGGCGGCGGTGCTGGATTGGTGGCGCGAGTGCCCAATCAAGCCACCACCAAATGAGTCGGCGGAGAAGTGCCGCGAAGTTTATCAACGTTACGAACGCAAAGCCAAGCCGCGCCTCTACGACCCAGCCACGCCTAGATCGATCCTTTTAGAGCGTGAGGGGCGCGGCCATACGATGTTTGAGGAAAAGTGGCACCGCGCCATTGCCCAATGGCACGACCGCGTTGCCGAGGCGGCGGAAAAAACACCGCCACAAAAAACAATTCCACACGAGGATTATGACCCCGTTACGGGTGAAATTCACGGAGATATTGTAGAAGTCGAGGTTGAGGAGGAGCCTGACTTAAAACACCTACTTGCCATTGAAGCTTGGGCAATTCGCGACATTCCCGAGCCGGATCGCATCCTTGGGGATTTCTTAACAACCACTGTCAGAGGCTTTCTGGTCGGTCGCACGGGGTTGGGTAAAACGCTGCTCGGTATCGCCATAGCGGCGGCGGCGGCGTCTGGCAGCGATTTCCTGACATGGAAAGCCTACCGCCCCGTGAGGGTGCTATACGTTGACGGCGAAATGCCAGCGGAGCTTATCAAGCCGCGCGCTATCGATGCCATGCGTCGCTTGGGGGCTGCCAGCATTCCAGCCGGCAATCTCATGATCTTCGGGCGCGACATTGAAGCAGAGGCGCGGCAGGTGTGCCCGGCATTGCCACCCTTCGCGCCCCTCAATACCGATGCCGGCAGGGCGTTCCTGATGGCCTTAATCTAGGCCGTTGGTGGCGTTGACCTTATCATTTTTGATAACGTGATGTCGCTCCTGGAAGGCGACCAGAAGGACGAATTGGCATGGTCGGCAGTGCTGGACCTCGTATCGCAACTGACCGTGATGCGGATCGGGCAATTATGGCTTGACCACACCGGCCACAACAATGACCGCCAATATGGGTCAAGCACCAAGGCTTGGAGGTTCGACGCCGTAGGCGTGATGGCACCCATTAAGGAGGATGACCAGACCGAGGATGACGGTCCTGGCGGCGCTACCGGGTTTACGC